AATGGAGTTTGGTTGGTGGCAAAACTACTGCGATACTGTTATCGGTGCATATTATTATGACAATCTGCCTAATGGTCAATTGATTTCAAGTTTCAATCCGAACTTGTTAATCAAGAATGACCAAACCCTAATTCGTCTTGATTGCTTTGGCGCTATTCTTGTTTTCTATGAATCATTAGTTACTGATGTTTCAAATATGAACGAGGTAGACTTGCAGAATTACAACTTTGCAAAGGAAAGAGCCTACAATGAATGGACGAAAGCAGGTGAATTGAGCAATTGGTATGACTTGTTCCAGGATGCTCCCAATGGTCCAACGACTAAATTGGAAGAAAACTGGACAGCAGACCCTAATTACTTTAATGGTGATAGAAGGTATTTCTAATGAGTGTTACAAATACTCTTAATGCCCTAACTGGACCATTTGTTACTAGAGAGCAAATACTTGAAGTATTGAGACGAGACATTGTAAATGTCGTTGATGTTCCAATATATGATGAGTTCCCTAGTGATAGTAGTAAAGTAAGATATGGACTGTATGTATCTGCACCAGATACAGTAAGCAGGTCAGTAAATCAATTAGCAGTTCAATACTGTGGATACATCTATGAAGAAGTAGATGAGTTTGATATACTGTTTGTCTCATTCCAAGAGGACCCGCTTGCCCCAACAGTTAACGCTATTGTTAGAAATATTCTGACAAGCGTTAAAGATGACGGGACTCAGTTGTTTGACGGTTATTTTAGCCGAACATTTGATCAAACATTTGAGTATGGTCCTACTAGAGCAGAAATATATACCTGGATATTTAGTTTGACTAGACTTGATTTTAACACATAACGCCAACTAAGGAGAAATTACAATGGCAAGAATTACCACGAATACAACTGGTACACAGCCTACTTTATACGTAAGCACTGATACCGCAAACGTTGCAAATGCCGCTCTAAGCGTAATTTGCCTACAAGACATTACCATCACTAACTCAACTGGTATCTTCAGTTGGACAGACTTCTGCTCAATTGATACCAACAAAGTTACTACTCCAGCAGACAACGAAATTACTACTAACGTAGTTTTGGACGCTGAAAACTGGTTCGGTAACGCAAGTGCTGGTAACACAACCGCTGAATACAACGGCATTTCAGGTCTCTCAATCAATAAGATTCCTGTTTCGTTCCAGATTGTTATGAACGGCAACAATGCATCTAACAATGCTTTCTACTACGAAGGCACAGGCTACATCTCTGCTCTTGCACCGACTGTAAGCCCAGAAGCACCTGTTTGGGTGTCTCCGTTGACTATCGCAGTTGACGGTGCGTTCACTACCGGTCAAATCTAATGACTTGGGGGAGGTAATTCTCCCCCATTTCTAACAAATGAAAGATGAGACAATGAGTGACGATAACATTTGGTTAAAGACCGACGAACAGAAATTGCGTAGTCTGATTGCAGATGAAGCAAAGATGATGCCTATGTTAGACAACATGCAGGCAACTATCAAACAATTAAAAGCAAAGCAAACATTCCGTCTTGCATTGCTGAATCAACTGTTAGAATCAAGCGATTCTAACTAAATACTAGTGAAAACAAATTAAGGAGAAAACAAATGAAACTTTCACAAATCAGCGCAGAACCGAAACTAATTGAAATCTCAATTGACGACGAAGAAGTCATCAAAGAGTACGAAGAAGCCTTAGTATTCTATACTTGGGACCGTCAGCCAATGGACACTTTTACTAAATTGGCAAATCAGGGTGAAAATGCAGATGTCGCATCATTGCTTGACATTGTTAGAACACTGGTTCTTGACGAAGATGGCAAAGAGATTTTAACTAATAAATCTACTTTACCTACTCCAATCTTGATGAAGGTAATTAATAAGGTTATTGCCCAACTGGGAAAGTAACAAATGATGATATTCCCGTTGATTCGCCTAAGATGTTATCTATTATGCAAATTGACGGACTTGGTAAACGATATGGCATGTTACCGAGTGAAGTGTTAAGGAAAGCAGATACCTTTGACCTTTACGTCATTGATGCTGCGTTAACATATGAGAATTATCAACATAAGAAAGCCATGAATAAAGGTCAAGCAACACCAGATATGTATAGCACTGACCAATTAGTAGATATGTTTAACAAAGGTAAAGTGAATGGCAAAAACCCGATTCCGAGTAGTAAAGGATGATATGACTCCAAGTTTACGTCGGATAAGTGCTGCCCTTACTAAATTACCATCAGAAGCATATGCTATTTTTAAAGATGAAACACCTATTAAAACAGGTAACGCAAAAAGACGAACTCGGTTGCAGGGGGAAGTAATCAAAGCAGACTATGATTACGCAACTGAGTTAGACTCTGGCAAAAGTCGTCAAGCACCAGAAGGTATGTCAAAACCTACAAACGAGTTTGTAACCAAGCGTGTTAATGAAATAATGCGTAAAAAATAAGGTATTAAAGTATGGCGAGTTTAACATATGCAGTTGATGTCCAAACTGGTGGAGCAGTAAGTTCACTAGCCAGTTTACAGAAACAAATTACCGGTCTTGGTACCGCAGCAGTTAGTGCGGGTGCAGTAATCGGGGGCGCATTAGTACTTAAGGATATTGTTAATACTACAAGAGAACTTGAAGAATTACGCGGTGCCTTTACAACTGTTACTGGTGATGCTGCTAAAAGCGCACTAGAGTTTGACCGAGTAAGACAACTATCTAATGCATTGGGTACTGATGCCCGAGCATTAAGCGAGACATATGTTAAGTTAGCAAACTCTGGCATCAGCCCTACTAACGCATTGCTTACATCACTAGTTGATGTTAGTAAGAACTCTACTGACCAGTTTGGTGCGTTAACAGCAGCAGCCGACTTGTTCAGTAGAACTGTTTCAGGTGGTTTGGGTCTTGAAGACTTGAATAGACTACAAGACAGAGGTATCCCTGTCTTCAAAATGTTACAAGAGCAACTAGGATTATCTCGTCTTGAGATTGCTAAGTTCGGTAAAACTGCTGAGGGTGCAGAAAAGATTCGTCAAGCATTGTATAAAGGCTTTAATGAACAGTTTGCTGGTACCAGCGTTAGAGAATTAGGTTCTATCAACAGCCAATTGATGGTCTTAAACAATACTACTGACCAAATGAAGGAAAGTTTTGGTTCAGGATTGACACAAGCAATCGGCGCTGGCGTAGGTACAGTCGGTGAACTTAGTAGCAAAATGAATGACCTTGCTAAAGCAATGGGTGAAGCACTGGGCGGCGCATTAGTATTCGTAATCAACAACTTAAATGTTCTTATTCCGCTCGTAAGTGGACTTGCTGCTGCTTGGGCTGCGGTAAAGTTATATGAATTAGCGAAGGGTGTTCTCGCAATGGCGTCAGCCTTCAGAGCATTAACAGTAGCAATGATTGCTAATCCGATTGGTCTTGTCGTTGCAGGTGTTGCGGCCTTAGTTGCTGGATTTGTTCTTCTTGTGCAAAAGACCGGAAGTGTAAGCAATGCATTAAAGACATTAGGTAATGCTGGTATAACAGTTGTTAATACTTTAGTTAATGCTTGGTCAGCATTTGGACAATTTATAGGTCATCTTATGCTTGGTGTCGGCAAGGCTATTCTTGCTGGCTTGAATCCTTTCAGTAATAAGTCTGCTATGGGTGAACTACAAGCAGGCTTCAAAAAAGGCATAGGTGCTGTTCAAAGGCAAATGGCGTCTAGTGGACCAATCAAGTTCAAATTCCAATTAGACCCAGTAAGTAAGTCAGGTGTTGCTGCACCTAAAATTAATACAACTGCTGGTGGATATGTTGCACCTACTATCGGCGCTACAGGTCCTAGCGAAGAAAGCAAAAAGGCTTCAACAAAGGCTGTTGATGATGCTAAAAGAATTGCAGAGCAAATGCGTGAGCAAGCCGCTGCCGCAAAAGCAGTAACACAAGAACTTGTTGCACAAAATGCTGCAAGTAATGAAATGCGTCAACTTGAAATTGATTTGATTGGGTTTGCTAGTGAATATGCTAACTTCACTAAAGCAAATGCTCAAGCAAGAAAACAAGCAGCAGAAGAAATTAGAGGACTTGAAGCCAAAATTGTTGAAGAACAGGCTAAAGGTAAAGAGGCTAACGCCGGTGTTATTGAAGAACTCAGAAAACAAATTGAAGAAAAGAATAAGCAACTTGGTGTTACTCTACAGTTAAATGACGCTGAAAATAAAAGAACACTAGAAATTGCTAAACAAAACAATCTACTAGACTATCAAAGAAACTTCATTCGTGAAGGGGTAACCGCAACTGTAGACGGGTTTAGAGAACAGTTCAGACTTGAATTGTTGTCAGGTAAGATTTCGCAAGAGCGATTTGATAACATGATGAAAACTGCAAGTCTAGCAGAAAGTCATGCTGCAACTATGCTTGACTTAGAAAGACAGATGGAAGATGCTGTAACAAGACAGGATGCGGCTCGTCAAGATTCATTGCGCTTACAAATGGCAACTGAAAAAAATAGACACGAACAGGCTATGAAGAATCTTGGAAGAGAAATAGACTTCCAAGAAAACTTGCGTAATAGTACTAAAGCAGGCGCTCGTGCTGCTATTGAAAATGCTAAAAAGATTAGTGAACCTTTCTATGTGGCTGAACAAGCAACTGCAAGTTTCTTTAGCAATATGAATAGCGCATTAGATAACTTTGTTGAAACTGGTAAGTTTAAGTTCGGTTCCTTTGCTAAGTCTGTCATTGCAGACCTTGCTAAGATTGCACTAAAGGCAGCAGCAACTAAGTTATTCACCATGATTGGTAAATCAATCCTGGGCGGTCTTGCTGCTGGTGGTCCTGCAATGGCGAACAAACCATATATTGTAGGTGAGCAAGGTCCAGAACTATTCGTACCTAATAGTGCAGGTTCTATTATGACTAATGCATCAATGAATAAGAATGCAGGTATTGGCGGTGCTTCCCCAGTTGTAAACAATATCACTAACATCACAAACAACATTAGTGCAATTGACAGTCGTTCAGTAGCACAGATGTTTGTTGAGAATCGCAAGTCTTTACTTGGAGCATCAATGATGGCTCGTAAAGAAATGCCATACGGAGGTTAATAGGAACAATTATGTCAGGATTACAAACAATAATTGACAACTGCAATGGATTGAACATTGACCGTCGTAAGATGGTTGGCATTCAGTACACTCGCAACGAGTCACCAAGAACAAGTCAAACTCCAACATTCAACCCTTGGCGTTTTGTGTTAGATATGCCCTCAAGTTTGCGTTACTTTGAAGCAAGAGCATTGCTAGAACAACTTGACACACTAGACCGTAATGTACCACAAGTTGTTACATTCAGCAACAATGCTTGCTTGTCTTGGATATTCAAGTATCAGGGTAGTTTAAGCAATACGCAGTTGGGCAATATAACTGTGCAATCATTTGTTGGTAATCAATTAGTATTGACTAATCTTCCAGCAATTAGCGCAAGTCGTGTATTGTTTGAACCTAACGATTTGATACAGATTGGCAATCATACATTTCCTTTTACTTCGCAAACGCAAGTAACAAGAGGAACAGATGCAACTGTAACAGTAACAACTAACAGACCTAATATCATTACTGGTACAGTAGTAGGTGATAGTATTATTGTAGGTAATGCGTGTAGTTTTTATATGTTCTGCCCTAACATGCCTACTTACAAGTTAGTACCAGGCGGCGCAGCAAAAGCAAATGGTGTAACAATCAATAACGCATTAATTGAATTTAGTGACTCATTCAACTTATTTGAATGGGTTGCAACAGCATAAGGAACAAATGAATGGATAATATCCCAGAGGTAGCAAACAGCCCGCCCAGTATTAATACTGCGGAGTT